ACAGTATCACTGACCGACCTGTGGTCGTAGACAAGTGCCGTTCTTGGATTGGTCATCTAGACCAGCTCTTTAAAGTCTGGGAGGACGCTAAGGTTCTTGTCCCCGTTCGGGACATCCGAGGCATCCTGTCCAGTATGGAGAAGAAGCGCAGACAGCATCCAGAAGTATTCAACGGCATCGAGCAACAGAATCCGCAGAACTGGACGACGATTGATAAGCGTGTAAATGGCTGGCTACAAAGCCCACCTATCGGAATTGCTATCGAACGCTTGCACGAAGCCAAGGAACGCTTCGGTGATAAGCTTATGTTCGTTCACGCTGAGGACTTAACAGAGAATCCACAGGACGTAATGAACAAAGTCTGGGAGTATTTGGAAGAAGACCCGTTCATTCACAATACTTCTAACGTAGAGCAATACACTCAGGAGTATGACGTTGGCTTTCCCTACGGAGACCACATCATCCGTCAAGAAATTAAACCCCTAGTCAAAGACTGGCACGAGACATTAGGTCGCCCGTTATCAGAACAACTTAATCAAAAATTTAACTGGATAAACAATTTATGAAATACGCATTAATTAGCCCAAAAGGACGAGTCCTTCGCACATCGGAAGTGGAATTTAAATTTACTCCCGAAGGTAGAGAAGTCGTAGAACTTACCGACGAGCAAGCGGAGCAAGTTGAATCTTCTAATGAAGCACTGTTCCTTATTGAAGGGAACCTAATTACTTTTAAAGCAAAGCGTTGGGCTGAAAATACAGAAGCAGTAAAAGCATCCCTACGTCCAGAGCGTGACCGTCTGCTCGACGCATCCGACTGGACACAGTTAATTGACTCGCCACTTGATGAGATTGCACGTGACGCTTGGGCTGTTTACCGCCAAGACTTGCGTGACCTTACTGACAATGTTGATGAAAATGGAGAAGTAGAGTTCCCAGTACAACCTTAATGTTTAAATCTAATGCAGGACATCGTGTACAAATCTACAATCGGAACAGGGGGCTTTATCGCTACTATCGAACTCGGTCACATCAATGAATTACTAGGACTAGTTGTGGGTGTTGCCACTTTAGTCTATATGACAGCTTCGGCAATCAAGGTAATTAAAGAACTGAAAAACAAATAATATTATGAAAGAGATCATCACATACCTAGTATCAAACGTGGACAGCATTGTTGCTGCCCTTACTGCTATCGTAGCTGCTGCTTCTGCTGTAGCTGCACTGACCCCTACGCCAACGGATGACAGCTTTGTAGCTAAGGCTTACAAGATCATTGACTGGCTTGCACTCAATGTCGGAAAGGCAAAGGATAAGTGATCTCGGTTATTGTTCAGTTGCTAATAGCATTCCCGAAGATTGGGACTATGTTTCTGAAGGTACGTACTGCATATGTTAAAGAACTTACTACTAGGCGTTACAATAAGCACAATGCTGATATTCAGCAGTGGGTGCGCAACCCTAAAGCAAAGCAGGATACCAGAGTTCATACAGGAACTGAACAACCACGAATTTAACCCAGAACAGAGACAGACGATAGGAGAGATCCTTGAGTATGTTAACCAACTAGAAAACGAATAAATAGTATGCCTAAAGAATACACCTCTAAAGATTTAGCTGAATTTGCTAAACAAAAACAAGAATCGCAAAAAGGTATAAAAAAGCTTTTACCTGTCTTTGCTAAAGCATCTGACCCTGAATTTAAAAAGTTCATGGAAAAGAAGCGCAAAAAGGTTAAAGCCAAGACAAAAAAGAAATAAGTGAGAAAAGAGCACAAAAGCAAGACTGGTGGTTTGACTGCTGCTGGTCGTCGTTACTTTAAAGCCAAAGAGGGTGCTAACCTAAAAGCACCTGTTACTGGTAAGGTTAAACGAGGATCCAAGGCTGCGGGTCGCCGCAAGTCTTTTTGCGCTCGTATGTCGGGGGTCAAAGGACCCATGAAAGATAAAAAAGGTAGACCAACACGCAAGGCGTTGGCTCTCCGCAAATGGAAATGCTAAATGCCTGAATATACACTAAGTAATAGTGCAGCTGTTATTGATGCTGCAATCTCATCTGTAGTTGGTGCGGACAACACCCCTACAGCTACTAGCCAGAATATGGTTACCAGTGGCGGTGTTAAGAACTACGTGGACACCAAGGTAGATGCCTTGGATTTTCGTATTGATGGAGTGGAGGCTAATGCTACTGGTAACCCAAATATAATAACTGGGCTAACTTCAAATGTTACTAGTACAGGTGGAAATCGGGTAAACAATATTACTCTTAACCTTGGAGGTTATATAGGTAGAGATACTAGTGATGAGTTATCACAAGTAGATTATGTTCTTGTAGAGCTGTGGGTGATGCAGGGCAATCACGACTCAGTCTCAATTAGAAGGGTTACTCTTAAAACAAACGGAGTAGTTGCAGCTGCTAGTTCTAAAGACCAAAGCTACACCAATCAGACGTTAGATGGGACTTGGATACTTCATGACAAATTGTGGGTCCCCACTCTTGGTCTCAGCCAAGGGACGTTTACCGTTTCTTTCGATACTTACGCTTGGAATGACGATTGGTATATAAGAGCAAAGGCTACCCATTTTTTGGGAGTTCCTGCTTAGGTCAATCTCACAATAATCTACAACCATACATTGTCGTTTACATGTGGAAACGCACAGCTTAACCAAAACAAATTATGCCTTCATATACACTTACAAATAATGCTTCGGATATTGATTCGGCTATCTCTCGTGTAGTTGCAGCTGAGACTATACCATCAACAGGTAGCCAGAATATGGTCACTAGTGGTGGTGTTAAGAATTATGTTGATACGGAAGTGTCAACTGTAAACAGCCGTATTGATGGGGTGGATGCTGATATTGCTGAGGTTGCTGCGTCAATTAAAGTAGCAACGTACAGTCGCACAGCTTATACAACTTATAGTCAGTATTCTGGTGGTACAATTGTACAACTTAGTGAATCTTATAATCCAAATAACATAGGTGCAGTTGTTACTTCTGGTGCATATGATGGCGGAGTGCAGGTAAGTGCGGGAACTTACCTTATAAATTTTACAGGGTCGTTTAACGAGCATGATAACGACGTAAACGATTACTATACTGTAATATTACGTTCATCAGGTACTAATCTTCATGCTCAGCTTGTCAATGAAGTATTTCGGGAGAACACTACCAATCTAGGCAGCTATAGTTCTATTAATTTTACACAGGTTTTAACAGTACCAGAAGGTAGCACTAAAGATATAAATATTTATTTACAACGAAGTTCTGGAGCAGGCCTAATATCGATTAATGTATTTCTTACCTTGACTAAACTTGCTTAGCACGCTGGTTCATATAGTCTGGTTATTAGTCCTTGTTTCTTATGGTACTCGAAGCCAGTCATTGCTTGTTGGCTACCGATAAATCCTTTTGATGCATGCCAAGCATCCGTGGCTGACAGGGCAGGGAGATACTCGACCAAGAGACCGTGGTTCTCGACCCATCCGCCATTCTGATCAGAGGTTACAACCCTCTTGGCACTGTTTGATTTCTTGTGGTGTACGTGTCCCATCTTTAGGTGACGCCACTTAGTCTTGCCCCACAGTGGAGCAAACTCAGTTGAAATAATACCCTGCCACTTGTTCATGGCTACAGAGTCACCGTGCGTCCACACTAGCAAATTGTCGCCCCACACCAGCTTCTTACGAGCAGAGCGTTGCGTAACAATATTGACACGGTCACATTGTGAGTAGGCAGCCTTCAGCACTTGAGTAAGCCAGACTTCGGAGTGCCAGCTGTGATTTCCCTCTAGTATGACTACAGTGACCTCATTGGCAACCTCAGCAGCCATAGATACAACATCGTAGCAAGCGGTCACAGCTTTCTCAACAACCATATGGTAGCGGCTGTCAACGTCTAGTACGTTGCCGCTCATCTCTGTCTTATTGCTCCGAGTATCTGAGTGTAGCATATCGCCACCGAAGGTGACAACGATATGCTCTGGGTTGTTCATACGACAGAGTAAAGCGTCGGTTGTGTTGTGGATACGTTTAACAGCAATGTCCGAGTCGTAATTTTGGCTGTTGGTTTCTCCCGCCTCGGCGTACATACCGATGTGTGCGTCAAAGCAGCAGATTTCTGCTAGTATATCTTTACGCTGGCGTGTTGTCTTGGGTGCTTTGCTGATCTTGAGCTTTCCTTCGGCTCGTTCACACAGTGAGTCAACAAAATCTGTCATTGCTTCTGCATTTGGCAGAAGGCGTTTCCATTCACGTTGCACCTCACCATCTGGTCCGTACTGGACAGTGGTTTTTGCTACGTTTAAATGATCGGGTGTGACTGCACCACTCAGCCAAGGAGCAAGTCCTTTGCGCTCAATTCGTTTTAATGCCTGTCTTACAGTGCATTCATTGATCCCTAAAGCTCTAGCGGCTGGTCGTTTACCTCCTTCTTTTAGAAATGCTTCAAGGACTCGTTGTTCGGCTGAGGTTAACATAATATTTGGGGGTTATCTACGTAAGAGTTCTACACTCTTTAAAAGACGAATGTTCTCGGCTTTTAACTCTTCAACTTCATTCTTTAGTTGATCATTGAGTCGTGTAAGTGCATCACAAGCTAGTGTTAGTGAGTTTAAGCCTCGTTCTAGGATTGTTACTTCGCTCTGATGGAACATGGATCGGTTAGTTGCTGGTGCTTTGTTGTTGGTCATTGTGGTTTATAGTGGTTGTATTTTTTACTATTGTCAAATCTCGTTTAAATTCTGGAGTTAGCGGTGCTGGTGCGGCATAATAGCGTTATCAATCAGCCAATCCAGCCGTTCCTTGTCCCTTATAAGTTCAGCAAGCTCACGCTCTAGCTGCTCTGTAAAAATCTTTAATGACACATAGTCTCTGCTGTGTCCGTGATAACGGTTTGCATCTAACTGCGATTGTGCATCTGTTCTAGGTGTACCCACCTCGAAAGAGGGCAGTGGTTTTAATGTGTTTTTCATAGTGTTGGTTAGTTATTTATTAGTTAGATTATATTGAATTGAAATTCCATCGTGTCTGCGTATTTGACCAGTTGACCTATTGTGTCGCGTGTATGCCACTTCTGGCTCTGGGAAGCCGTCGAGGTATCCAGAACCAGCCACTCGATTCAATTCGTTTCGTTCCTCACTCATGATTCAGTTCAGTGTTCGATTGAAGTCTTTTGATGTGCTTATTCTTCCTTTTTATCGCTTTTTGAAGGCACTTGGTCACACGTATCTGGTTATTCCAGTGCACTATTGCCGTGTTGCGACTACGGAGAGGCCAAGTGAGTTCGGCCGACAGCACCGACCTTTTCTCAGCGTCTGGGGTTTCCTGCATAAGCTTCGTGAGTCTGTTTACAAATTGAGCTACTTCGTGGCGCATATAAATCGATTTATATTCGTTCATCAAGTCCATCTCGATACCCCGCACAAGGTCTTCCCTTAAAAACTCAGCAATCACTTTAGCTTTGTAAGCTTCGTCAAAATAACCATCGTCACTCCAATTATAGGCTTGTTCCTCTGATCGTTTTGCCCAGTCCTTAATGTATTGAATTAGTTCTTTTTTCCTAATTTCCATAGTATGTATTATTGCTTATGTTTGATGATAAAAGCTCGGTAGGCTCTTAGGGCTTGTTTAAATTCTGGAGTTGGCGGTGTTGATGCTGCTTTCAATATATCAGCAAACTCCCTGTCTATGGCGATGTAGGCTTTGGCTGAATTAGGTGTGCCTTTCTTTACACCCGTGCTGTCCTCATAGTAATCCACATCACCATTGTAATCACGCTCCCACCTCTGCCAGAAGCCATTACTGTCTTCGTGGTAAGTTGGGCGACCCTTGACATCACGCTCGTACCTCTCCCAGTAGTCATCACAGTCCTCGAAATAAGTCACTCTGTCATTGTCATCTGTAATCTCGATAGGAAGAGTGAATGCAATCCCTAGTTCTGTTAGTGTTTCGCTTAGTTTTTTCATAGATGTGTATTGGTTAGATTATCCCTTATTGTTGTAGTCTAGCTACGGCTGTAGGGAATAATCGAAGCAGTGCTTAGTGTATGTGAGATTGTTGATAAGTGAGGACACTTTGTTTCTTATTTAATAATTTCAATTAAGTCATCAAGTACCATACCTGACAGCTCTTTCTTTTCTTTGAGACGAGACAGAATGCCTTCGTCAACAGTGTTTGGCACAACGAGGTCAATGTATGTACACTTCTTATCTTGTCCAATACGGTGGATACGGTCTTGGCTCTGCAGTCTAGTCTCTAGGCTGTAGTTATTTGAGTAGTATACCATTGTTGAGGCTCGGTGGAGCGTGAGACCTTTAGCAGCAGCAGATGTAGCAAGAAAGAAGTCAGCCTCTCCGTCTTGGAACTGGCGAACACCTTCGTTGCGTACTGAGTCTGTTATGTTGCCTGTGTACTCAACGATCTTAGAATCAGGGAACTTTTTCTGTAACTCTTCCTTAATTTGAGATACGTTGAACTTGTAGGCACAGAACACTACCAATGGCTTTGTAGTCTCAGCGATTTGCATGAGAGCAGCTATCCTGTTGTTGTCTATTGGGTGTTCTGTGCCTTCATCGTCAGTTACAAAACCAGTGAGTATCTGGTGTAGCTTTACGATCTTGGTCAATGCCAAGGTCGATGTGACGAGTTCTCCGTTTTCAAGAAGTGCTAAACAGTCATCTTTCATACTGTTATAGATGCGCTCTTGCTTTGGATGTAGTTCAACTGCTTGCTTAACAAACGTTTTGTCTGGCAAGTCTAGGCAGTCCTTCTTTTCAATTCTTAAGCTAAATGGTTCAAGTATCTTGGTCAGCTGTTCTAGGTTCTGGTATCCTATGATCTTACGAAACGCTCGACTACCCATTGTCATGACAGTTTCGATAGCAAAGGCGTGCTTGAATGCAGTGTAAGTGTTATATGGGATTGCATTTTTGTCTAGGAAGCGGCACTGGCTAAACAAGTCTAGTGGGCTTTGCGTAATAGGTGTACCGTTAAGCACCCACTTGCACTGAGCCTGTTCTGAAAGTTTGAGAACACGTTTAGTCTGTAGTGCTTTTGGGTTCTTAATGCACGTTGATTCATCAATGATCATGTGCTTTGTACACACTGAGGAACGAAAGAACTCTGTTGCAGTATCAAAGCCTGACGCTGTGCGAAGAGCTTCTACATTGATTAAGAAGACACGGGTCTTGCTGTTATCGTTGATAAACCACTTGAATTCTTTTTTTGCTTTCTGAGTTTTGATTGGTCCTTTCCAGCAGAACACATTTACATCTTTAGCGTAGTGCCGTGGAATCTCGTTGATTGCCCAGTTGTGGTGCAGACCGTTTGGTGCAGTTACTAGCACGTCAACGATGTCTTCTGCGTTCTGTACGATGTCTAGTACAATCTTAGTTTTCCCTGTACCCATCTCGCAGAACAGAGCTCCGTACTTCTTAGATACAAAGCGGTTTACAGCGTCTTCTTGGTGTTGGAATGGTTTGGTTTTGTATATCATTTTGGCATTTGGTAGAATCTGTTAGTTGTAGGAGCATGTATGTACAAGTTCTGTCTAGCACGAGTAGCTGCAACATAAAACACACGATGTTCATTATCCATATCTTTAAGCATACCTTTGTAGGTAGTCTCTGTGATGTCTGGTAGAACAACTACGTTATCAGCCTCTCGACCTTTGGTAGCGTGAATTGTATTAATCTGAACATCGGCACTACGTTCTAGTGTACCTTCTGCTTCAGCTTTCAACAGGACTTCTTTAGTAAACTCTGGTAGTTTGAATATTAAGTCCCACTTGACTGTCGTCTTGAGACCAAAGCTGTCTACAAGTTGGTCTTTGTCAAACAATTCGTTGTCAGGCATTGAGTCTAGAAGGTTCTTACACCCACGGGCGACTACTCGTCCTGATGGAAGGAACTCTCGGTACAGCACTTTGAGCTGAGAAGCTTTGAACTTGTAACCTCTGCGTAGCTGCTCCCACATAAGGATGAAGTCAATTTGTTTTTGATTGAATAGTGAGTGGCTACTTGCTGATACAAATAACTGTTGCTTCTTCATTAGAGCGTGTTCAAAGATCTCCATGTGCGCCTTGTTGCGGCAGAGTAGAAACCAAGTACCTTTGCTCATGTCTATGTCTGTTAGACTGTGAATGTGTTGAACAGACCCGTGGTCTTTGTTGCTTTTCACAGAGTAATCTTGTTTCTCTGATATTTGATCGGCAACTTTTTCTGCATAGTCTAATACAGGTTGTGGTAGACGGTAAGATGTATCGAGTACGATGCGCTTACCTTGTCTGTTGATCAGTGAACTTGGATCACCACCTGCAAACTTGAAGATACTTTGTTTGTCATCGCCTGCGATGAATACTTCTTTTGCTTTTTGACTAATGAAATCAACAATGTCCCACTGCAGTGGGGACAAGTCTTGAGCTTCGTCAATGAACACATAGTCAAACTCAGGGATGATTCCTTGTGCAAGATACGTCTCTAGCTGGTCTGTAAAGTCGTACTTGTTTTTCTTCATCTTGTAGTCTTTGTAAAACGCACTGAAGTCTGCAAGTTGCTCTGCTGTTACACGAGCACCAATCTGTGAGTTGATCACTTCTTCGGGTGTAGACTTTAAGTTACGTACGAGACTGTCGTAGTACAGGATCTTGTCTCCTGCATTGCTGTTGTACACAAGCCCGTCTTTAGATGAGTAAGCTGCACTACCTGAGATTGGGTAGCCTGTTAGCTCGCCAATTTGTCGGTAGTCTTGCACGGTGAGCATCTGTTTGCGAGGTATACGTCGATAACAGAGAGCGTGCAGTGTGCTGAAGGCTTCAAAGTCCGCTTGAGCATAGCTTTCGTTTTTGACTAACGCTCGGTCAATTGCTTCTGTAGCACCAGCCTTGGTAAAGGTAGTGAAGCAGATTCTATTGGGAGTTGTTTTTTCTAGGCAGTCGGTAAGTAAGTCCATTAAGGTTGTGGTCTTACCTGTACCTGCACTGGCTACAAAGATTGTACTAGTATTGGTTTTGGTCATTTAGGTTAGGCATTGGTATTGTAGGATCCATGTGCAGAGCAGTCTCATGCACCCGCCAGCATCTCACGTTGAGTCTTACTGGTTCTTTGATGGTGTGAGTTACTGCGTCTGCTTTAAGCACTTGCTTGATCACGGACAGTATTCTGTTATCTGGTAGGTCTTTAAAGCGTTGTTGGCTGAGGTAGTCTTTGAGATCAACCATTCGGAAGTAAAAACTTTTGTTAGCTTTTATGGGTCCGTTTTTAATGTTGTTTGGGTTGTCGCTGGCGCTAGCACAAAACATAGTTACGTACTCTACGAGCTGACCTATTGGAGTCATCTCGAACGGTATTTCTATTTGTGTACAATTCTTAAGCAGCAGGTTCTGTTGCTTGACCCAGTCTTCTTGCTTGATTGGTGGGTACTTGAACAGCAGTCGTTCCATTACTTTTTGATTGAATAGATTGAAGTTATCAAACTGTTCAGTTGTAAGCTGTAGCTCAGAGTCGTCTAGTGTTAAGAACCACAAAGGTGGGTCACTCTTAAGTTGCATAAGAGACCTGTTGTTAGGTAGGAACTCTTCTCCGCCAATGCCGTGCTTGCGCTGTCCGCACAGTTTAGCGTCACAGTACTTGCACAGAGGTTGGCTAGAGCATTGGTACTTGTAGTCTTTCTTGCTGTACGAGCTAACAAGTGCTTCTACTTCTCTGTCTTCAAGCGGCTCGGAGAACTTCTTGTTGTACTTAGGTAGTAGGTGTTTCCAGTCGGAAGGTTGAGCTTTCTTAAGGTATACGGCTACATTAGCTAGAGTGATGTTTCGAGATTCGCTGTGTTGTGTGCGGTTTTGAAAGATATAGTTAAGGCACGGAGGTCCTTCTGGTAACTCTTCGGTCTCAAGTACTGGTACTTCTAAGTTGTCAAAGTCTTCTTGGCTGAGTCGTTTTTGATTTGCTAGTTCTAGGAACTCAAGTGGGTTAAGGAACTCACCGTCGTCGTTGAATGCGTATTGCAGGGTAGGGTTGCCACTGTATGGCATGTTGATCCAGTTGCCATACTTAGAGTCGTCTTTGCGGTTGCTGATCTTTGCTTGCTTAGGGTATATCTCACAAGCTCCCTGTCCGAAGAATGCGCTGAATGACTTTAACTTGTCAATTACAGCGGCTGCGGAAACTTCTTCGGCAAAGAATAAGTATACGTGAGCACCACCAGATTTAGAGCGGCAAACAACAAAGGGTAGTTTGTGTTCTTTAACTTTGGCTACGATGTCTTCTGTTGTGTTGGTGTCTTGGTATACGTCAACGTCGAGTGCACCCCAGCGAACTCGGTCTTCGTTGATTAGTGGAGTGCAGCCGATGATCTTGTCACCTTTAAGGTGCTCTTCCCAGATTTCATTGGTCAGCGGTGTTTTGACTAAAAAAGATCGTGAATCTTGTTTGCCATCACGATCACGAGTCTTTCCTGTGAGGGAAGTCTGTCCGTGTACGGATGGGTTGCTTACGAAAAGATCGTAAAACTTAAATGCTAAATCGGCTACAGGTATCATTGGAAAATAAAGCCCCTAGCTCCATGTAAGGAACTAGGGGCGGTGGGGTTACTACTAGAAGTGTACAGCGGAATCTGCAACCAACTTTGGTTGCTCCGATGTTTGTAGTAGTGGAGTGTCGGACGCAGTGTTGTACGTCTCAGAGGCAAGGGTCAGCGTTTCTTCATCATTCTCGAAGTCGAGAACACGGGGTTCTTCAAATCCGAAGTTGAAGTAATCGTCGCCATTTTTGCTTGTTTCTAGTACAGAAACCAGCTTCCATGCTTGGGCATAGAGTGGTGGTACAACGTCCATTCCGTCGTAACGGAAACGGTTGATGTCTGTTGTCAGCTTGCGAGATACGCGAAGCTGAGAAGAGGTGAAGGGGATAACTGCTTGTTCCCATGTACCGTTGAGCTTTAACAGCACAAACCAGTATGTGGTGAACTTAAGCTCGTTTTCTCCTAGCCATTCATCGTATTGACGCTCACGACCTTTTTCGTAGTCAGGATGACTAACAATACTCAGTGGGTGATTACCTTTGAAACCGCCACCTTTTGAACGGGGAACCCATTCAGTATAGATGGACTTAGTGTAACAAGGGATGATCTCTGCGGGCTGATCTACAATGCTTTGCGTTTTAGCAAAGAAGAGATCGCCAGACTTTGAGCCTTCTACGTATTCGTCTTTTTGTGGTTTGAGCTGAGGGCTCAAGTCTTGCAGGATGCGGATGAAGGGCAAGGAAGAACCTGTGTCCAGATTCTCTGTTCCTTGACCTGCTACTGTTGATATATCGAATGCCATGATTCTTATTTCTCTTTTCTATTTATCGGGTTATTTTCGCTCGTGTTCCTTGGTAGATACCAAAGGCTTCACGAGGTAAGGATTCTGCCAGCTCTGGGTTGTCCAGAGCGTCACGACAGAAAGACTTGAGAGTTGCGTGGTGAATACTGATCTTTGCATCAGCAGTCACACTGAACGACTCTTCAATTAAATCTTGTATTTCTTTTGCTAGTGCATCTTGGTCTCGTCCTAGTGTAATACTAAGTTGATTCTTGATGATACTATCATTGTTAGTTTCACGCAACCAGTCAAATGCAGTTTGCGGGTCTTTGATTCGAGCGTCAACGAAGTCGTTAAGCTGAATCTTGGTGTCGTCGTTAAGTTGAATAAGCTTAAGTCCAACTTTTTCCATTAAGTCTGGAAGCAACTCTTCTGCTATCTTTTTACGATTAGCTTTAAGAGCACTAATTTTACCTTCTTCTTCAAGGATGTTTTGATCCAAGTCGTTAAGAGCTTCGCCCAGATTTTTAATTTCAGCCAAGTCTCCAGCGGGGACAGACCCTGTATCAAATCCTTCGATCGATGCAATAGGTATAACGTCACTTTCTTGTAGTAGTTCATCAGTCATTGTTATTATTTGGTTTTGTTGCGATATAGCCGACTCTTGCATAACCTGCAATGTCAACCCAATTATCTCTTTTGTTTTTGTTCATCTGCCTTGTCATTTTTAAGGCAATCATTGCGAGGGCTACTTGATTAGCGTTTACTGTAGTGTTAAAGATTACTGACCACAGTGTGGCAACTCTCTCTAACTCTACTTTGCAGTCTCCGTAGTCCTCTTGTCGGTCGCCTTGAGTGATACTCAGGGCTTCTTCTAGTATGTCTTGTTCTGTATCTTGCATATTGTATTTGATTAGCACCAAGTAGGACCGAGATCAATATCGGCAATAACTGGTACTTTGAGCGGTATAGCATTTTCCATGATCAACTTCAAGTCTAAACTTTCTTTTTCTGAAGTAACCATAGCGTTGATCTCATCGTGTACTGGCAAACGCATGTCAAAACCAGCATCATAAGCGTCAATCATAGCTTTCTTTGCTTGGTCTGCCGCACTTCCTTGAATAAGCCTGTTTAGTGCTTTACTTGTAAAAGAACGTTGGAGTGGTTTGTCTGGGTACTTTCCTCTGGCTGGACCGTATCCTTTTACTGGTTTCTCTTCAAAGCTTGGTGTCCAGAAGTCAAATCGTGCTCTGCGTCCCATAATTGTTTTGATATAACCACGAGAGCTTGCAACGTTCATTGCGTTATCAAACAAGACTTTTAGGAATGGCGCTTCGCTGTTAAATTTACGCATAGTAGCTTTGCATTCTTCTTCAGATATGTTGAGCGTTTTTGCCATCTTCTTCATACCCATACCGTAACTGATACCTAGACATAACATTTTACAGGTATCGTAAGGGAGTCCTGTGGTCTTTTCAAAGAACGTGTATAGCTTTTCTCCTCGCTTGAATGCTTCTTTGGCTTGTACTGCTTTAGGCAGGGGCTGTCCAAATTCTCCGAGGAGTGCGTAGTGTACTTGGAGTCGTGGTTCTTGTGAACTGTAATCTGCTTTACACCAGAGTGTATCTGGTTCTGCAACGTAGAGACTTCGGATAGCTTTACCGATATCACTTCGCTTAGGGACTTGTTGCATGTTTGGGTTGGATGAAGATAACCTCCCTGAACGAGTGCCACCAGAGTCCGATGCAACCTGTTTGAAGTCTGCGTGGATTCGTCCTTTATAATTTTGGTTGAGAATGATGTCTTCAACAAAGACTTTTCGGAGTCGGTTAATGCTTCTTGCTTCATGAATTAGTTTAATTTCAGGGTGGTCGCAGTTAATTAGGAAGTCTTTATCTACGGAAGGATTGCCTTTTTCTGTCTTAGGTACGATAAAGCCTAGCTTTTCGATATGCCTTGCTAGTTGTACAGGAGACCAGATGTCTAGGTCAGAGAAGTGATGTTTTAGTTGTTTTTCTTTTGTCTTGAGTTCTTCGTTTAATTTATCAGCGCCGTCGACGTTAACAGGTACACCTTTCATTGTCATGTGGACAAGTACGGGTGTGAGCTTGCACTCCATTTCCCATACAGTCCACAAGTCTTGTTCTTGTAGGACAGGCTTTTGGTGCTGGTATATGTCCCAAGTGTTACGAGCATCTATCTCGGCATACTCGCCTACGTGACGTGCTGGTAGCTTCCACATACCACCCTTGGGGTCTACTCCATAGGCTTCTGCTGCTTTCTTCAGGTTGTCTTCAAACTTAGTACGCTTGAGGTATTTCTTAGATAGATTATTGAGGCTGTATGAGAACTGTTCTTCGTCAATCAATGCTTCTGCAATCTGTACGTCTCGCACTGGGCAGTTAATTGTCATGCCTAGGATAGCGAGCCAGCCTAGGTCATAGGCTGCGTTTGCAAATAGTATCTCAGTACTTTCGTTGATTACGCTTTGTACGTAGTGACATATTAGCTTTTTGTCTAGGTTGTCACCACCTTGGTGGTCGATGGGTAGATAAACTTGTTGATGCTCGTCGGCAATAGCAATGCCAACTACTTTACCTTCTCCTCGTTTGTAAGAGGGTCCGCTTTTCTTTAGGTTGGGGTCGCAGGTTTCTAAGTCAATGGCAATGACTTTGTCGAACTTTGGTAGCTGTGCAGGAGGTCGCCAGTTACTTTTTGGCTGCATTACTGGAGGTAAGTCTAGTGCTGGTTTTTCGCTGCGGGGGATTTGAAAAAGGTCGTTTTGCATAATCATCTAGTGTATCTTTAACTTTGTTCCAGTGTTTCTTTGTTGCGGGTTTTTTCCACCCATTAGGACCGCCGTTGTGTATACGAACGAAATCTTCTGGTGTTGGTTCTCTACCTAGTCTTGTGTATGTAGCGTAGTGACTTGTGTACGTTATAAACATATCTATCGAATCGTGTCGATTAAATGCGTCAACGTGTACATATCTATCTTCACCTAATATACGGTTAACGTCTTCTACATAAATTTTATGTATTTGTAAGCAACCGTATGCTAGTCCATCATCGCCCACTGCTCGGTCATTGTTGTTGCTTTCTACTAGGATTAAAGCTTGTATTAGAGTCATGATTGATAGGGAGTTCATAGATCTTCATTAGCTTGTATTGTTTTGTTGATCTTTAGCCAAGGTTTTTCTCTTAGCTCTAAGTTAATTTCAGATTCGCTTTTTACTCGAAGGAGTCCGTTAGCAAAGCCCCAAGCTACCGCTGCTCTTTCTTCAGCGAGAACGTCTTGTTTCAGTAGGCGCTCTGTGCCTTTGTTAACAATGTCCATTGTTTCTTTGATTGAGCCGAACTCTTGTACGTGGTCTAGTTGTATTGGTTCCATAATGTATGTATAATAAATTGGCTGACTGTTTACTTAGGGCATACAGTCAGTTATCTAGGAAGGACGGTGCGAGTGACCTCTTTGGTATGCGCGATGTCGCCTAGTCTTTACAATTTGAAGAGCTGTAAAGAGTCGCTCTTTTGAGTTGTACTCTATTTCGGTCGCAGTGACTTACTTCGGTATCTGTCAAAATTGTTATAAAGTTATGTAGTTAAGAAAGTCGTTAAAACCATCTTTGTCGAGAGAAAAGACTACTTCGCTTTCACATTTTATACCTTCTTCTGTGATAGATCCAGTATCAAAGCGCAGCATTATAAACCTGTTGGTTTTTGGGTAGGCTGCGAGGGTGATGCAGGTGTTGAGGGAGTCTTTGATAATGGAGTTGGTTTTGATTTGGAAGGCAGCCTGTTCTGGTCGAATCTTTTTAGTTTCAAACTTGCTTTCAACAAGCACCATTCGATTTGGAAGGATAACCATGATGTCAGGGATGCCATTAGACGTAGTATTCTCGATACGTTGTACAAGGCATTTAGTAGGAATATTTTCATAAAACATCCTCCGTAACCATTGATTGAATTCCTTCTCCGTCTTCATAGTACTGTAACTCTCCGAGTCCATACTTGAGGTCGTTGATGGTTGTGTCAAGTCCGTTGCCTTTTGCCCAATCGAATAAGAATTCCTTAGTGAGGATAAGAGCTTCTTTGCCTTCTTCTGAGCTAAGGAACTTGTTGTTATCGTACAGTGCTTTAAGGTCTTTTGCAATTCTTGTGTTTTGCATTTTCCCTGTATACACTTGGCAGCTGCTTGCATTATCGCCGATGTAATCATAATACTTGATAAGAATGTCTTCGTATTCATAGTCTGTTTGGATTAAATTCACTAGTTCATCTGCTAGGGCGTCATGCCCTGTGAGTTCAGAATCACTTGCGCATTCTACCATTTCTTCTGTTTGGTTTTTTTTTGATATGTTGTGGTCGTACCAGTTTGCCGATAACTCGTGGTTGCCGTAGTTCCAACCTAATTGTGTTGGGTATTTATTTTTATAGGATTTTACTGTGTAGGTTCTTTTGGTTACGTTACTCATTTGAGTAAACGGGATTTTTTTATAGTCTGGGTTTAAATTTACAATGTCTTTTGTATGCAAGTACTTTGTAATTTCTTGTTTCATTTGATCGGGTATTGCTGCAGTCTTTTTGAACGGGTCTCCAGCCTGTTCAATGTAAGTACCAGCGTCGATCTCTGCGTGACAACCACCGATTGTGATACGACAGTGTATGTCAAATCCTTCTTCGTTGTCCATATGACCAACGGTAAAGTGGATACCTTCTCGGTTGACCTCGTCGGCTTCGTCAGTACCAGATTGGAACGCTGATGTAGAGCAATGATGGTGTACAGTGCCGAACATGGTGTCTGAATACAACTTACGTTGTTCTTGGTACTTTGGATCTTCGGGTGAGGATTCAACAGTCATGCCTGCGGTTTCTTGCGGGGGAACCCACCAGTCCCAAGGTGTTTTGGACTTTTCGTCATAGAACAGATAGACTAGTGTTTCTGACTTGAACTGATCATATGATTGTTTCATGAAGGCTAAGATGTTTTTCCACATGTGACGTGGAATCTTAGCACCTTTGAATACAGGAGTAATGCTTTCTGTAGAGAATGTTTCTACTTCTTGATACGTTGTAAACAAGTCAGTGTTTACTTCGTTGTATAACTTGTTTTCGTAGATTATTTGTTCTTGGTTCATGATGCTTTTTGTTCGATGTTCTTTAAGTCTTCAACTGTGATTGTTTGCATACGAGAGAATGTACTTTGAAACTCGATAGGCATGTAAGGCAGCAGATCGGGTTGCGCAGGAATACCGAGCCAAGACCATAATAGGTAGTTGGCAAAGCTTGCTGCAAGTTGATTTGCAATGGCAAGTTGTGGGTCTGACTCAAGCGCAAGACCCTGACAGCTGATTGGGCTGCCTGACTTGTCTGTGGCAATCTCAGGGTAGCGAGCGATTGGATCGATCATTGGGAAGTCGTACTCCATCGACGGGTCGTAGTAGAACGCCTGACTTGTGTGGTACTCGTTAGCACATATAACAACGGGTTTATTGTACTTCTTAGCTGCAGCCAGTACAGCTTTGCGAGCTGGATGGTTGTCTACTGCGCAGATGTATACGTCAGCATCAGCAAAGAATATTTTGTACTCGGTGTTGAGCATGTCTTCGCTGAAGTATTCTCGAACAGCGTGACCTTCGTTCTTACGAAAGTTGTACTGCTTGAGTAATGCTACTGCTTTGTACTGTCCGACTGCATTGTTTCGGAACAGCTGGCGGTCAAGGTTGTGTTTCTCAAGTTTGTCACCGTCAATGATAGTAGCTGTTAGGTCGAAGCTGTTTTTAAGAGCTGGTAGCATGTAGCTGGTTACGCCGCCTGCACCGATAATTACTGCGTTGAGTTTTGGTTTCATTTTGATTTTAAGAATCTGTATAGGTTCTTACCTAGTTCTTGTTTTGGTTGTTTGTATGCGTCAATGTAGCGAAGTATTGCACCACGCTTACGACCACACTCAGGAAGATCTTTTGCAAGGATTTTGAATAAGATGCGGAGATCATCTTTGTCGAGTCCGTGATCGATTGGATGTGTATCTAAATGTTTTGCTTCTCTCCCAGGTAGTACTGAGTGTAGCTGTTCTAAGTCATTACGACTAAACTCCCATGGATTTTCGTGCCATCGGTGAATAGAGGTTCGACAATCTTGGAGTGCGTCTGTTATGTTTGTTGGTTCAGCCATGTTGTAAAGCTCAATATTGAGTCGTGGTTAATTGGTTGATAGAAACTAGATTTGCTGGGTACACCTTCACTAGTCAGTACACGGATGCTGTTACCTGTTTCGTCAAACTTAAGGTTTTCAGCTTCCAGCTGTAGGTCAGCACGTAAGTCATTGTTGCAGCGGGATGTGTTTAGGTGCAGCATGCTTCTTTTAATTAAGCCAAGCAAGTCGTCGTTTTCTATGTTTTCAAAGTTATTTGCACTGTCTGGAAACGTATCTCCTGTGCAGATGTCTCCGCGATCGAAAACGTTTGCTAGGTGTGGTGCATAACTTTGTTTTGTTACGGGATCGTATACAAAGACATAAGGGCTTGACTGCGCTGTAATTAAGAAAGAGTCATTATATGGGTGCTTAGAATGGCTGAACATGAAAAACAGTCGTAAACCGTCGAGCGATGGTTGCCAGCGAACTTGGTTTTGTAGTTCATCAGCACTCTTAACTTTGAGTGTTGGTGATTCTTCAAGCGGTGAATCGTTTTGATGAGGGATGTGTAGCTTGTAATGTTCGGGGAACTCTTCTCCACGGCGTCTGCAAAATATATTTGCACCTCTGAAGTAGAAGTAAGGTGCTTCTACAAAGGACAGTTGAATAGGAGAGTTACCTGTTGGTGAGATGTGGTTGGCTGAGTACATGTTGTATTTTTTAGCACCACCTGTTAGTTCGGATTCGACTGTAAAAGACTTTGTAAACTTGTTTACGAAGAACAAAGGCTTTGTTTTGATAGTAGCCATAGCTTCTTCTTGGTCACACACAACTGTCTCAAGGACTGTGCGTTTGTAGAAGTTGCCGTCGGCATTTAATACGTATTCTTGATGTGGATTATTCATAGTAAGTTAAAGGTAAAAACCTGCCGCCTCACGGAGAGACGACAGGTACACACGACGTATACACGCACGTATACGATAACACAAAAGAGGAAGCAGTTTCATGTCTTGCTTAGGACGGTACTACTTACGCTTTGCTGGAGGCTTGTTGCTCCAGTGTAATAGTACCTAAGCCGTGAAGCATGTTTGATCCGTCAAGAGTAACGCCGTTGGCTACGGCTGATACTGATTCGGGAGCGGACAGTGCTGCAAGGATTGAACGGTCTGCGAGGATGTCAGATACTGTAGTATCTTCTGGGAAGCTGCGGGTTACTGTGTTAGTGAGACCGTAGCGGAGGGTTACTGTGATGTTTTCTTCCATTTTGTTATTATTACTTGGTTCTTGTTGTTCAGACTCACTTGAGTCCAAAAATATCTAAATTGTTATTGACAGGTATACCTTTGACACACATACTGTTTTTTACAGTCGGGTCGTTACGGTTTGATTGTGTTGTTATTGTATTGTTACTTGGTTTAGCAGCCTGTCTCTAGGGGCAGGCTGCTTTTCTAAAGCTGGGTAGCCCTTGATCATCTCTCTGTGATCACAACCAAGGGCTACTTTTGTACTAATAGTTCTGATGTCGTCTCCGATTATCACTGTCTCTTAAAACTCTGAACGTATATCTAGTGAGGGCACACTTTAGAACGTCGAGAGCGAGAGGGACGATTACCCTCAGAACTGTTTGTGTTGTCTTCTTGCTTACCATAAGATCCTGATGCTGCCAGCAGAGGATACTGATGTGGGTTTACAATTACTTGGAGTAAGCAGGTAAGTAATGTAAACCAAAGACCTGTAAAGAACGCGGTGATCATGCCGCTGAACGTACCTGTGAATAGGACAGGTACGCCAAACGTCACAATCACATCCAACATCTTTCTTATTTTTAGGGTACGCTTTAGACCAAGCGTACGGGTCAGCACTAGGAGTAGACCTAGTGCTGAGATGAATGAAAAGATTACGATTTCCATGATTGTTTATGCTTCGATGTTAGTTTTGATACGATTAGCTACTAGACGTTTGCGACGGAGAGGATCCGTTCTCTTCATCCAAGAGCCTACTTCAATATCTACTTTGTTATCTGAATCTAGGTAGGACATGCGTAAGCGATTACGAGCTTCTTTGCTGTAGTAGCTGGGTTCTGGGAGGCTGTTGGTGTAGAGACCACTGAGTACACCTCCTGATCCACGTTTGCGGTCAACGTGGTTGGAGCGCATCTTGTCGTCCCAGTCGTCACTACGTGGTGGTGTACCGATGAAGCGGGCGTCATCTGGGTCACACTCTGGGTCTTGATAGAAGGACTCAGCGTACTCATCTGTCATAGCTTGTTGGTCGGCTGCTTCTAGTGACTCGTACTCTGAATAGTGTAGATTATTTCGCTCATTGGTGTGTTCGTGGGATATGTGAGCTGTGATGTCGCAGTTGGTGTAGCGAATAGCTTTGCTTACGATCTCAGAGGCGTTGTCTGCAAGCCATTGGTCGGATGCGTGTTTGAGGAAGTTAGCTAGTCGTGGTGCTGATCCAGCTATTTGATCGTAGAGACGTTCTCGTACAATTACTCTGCTTAGCGTGTTGTCGTCGTCAGTGAACACTTCTTGGATGGCTGCGATGGCTTCATTTTTGGCTGCTTGCTCTAGTGCTTGTACGCAGCTGCAGTCACCTGTTTGGCGATCGTCTTGTGGGCTGGAGTGCTCGATGTAGTGGTCATTGTACTCTGCCATCCACTGGTCTACGATGATGGAGACCATGATTTCGTCAGTGTCGCGAGGTACTCTGATGCCTGTACGGGTGTACTTGTTACGAGTACGTATCTTGTAGGCGTGTTGCTTAGCTGCTTGGAACAGGGATCTCCATGCTGCTTTGTTCTCGTCAGAGTAACGTTCAGTGGAGTTGATTTCAGTGATGATTTCTTGTATTTCGATTTGCATTGTATGTGTGTGTTATTGTTATTAGAATCACTATAACCTCTCTTTTGTTATCTATGATTGGTATAGCTTGTAGTATATCTTGTGTGGGGGTGTCTGTTGGTTTAACACCAGAAAGCAGGGGGACTTTTCAGCCCCCCTGCCGCTGAGGCTTAGCAAGTTACGAGGAATGTGTCCTTCCAGCCGTTTGCCCAGATCACTTCGTCAATCGTGACGGACGTGCCACGTCTGAGTGATGCGTCGTGCCAGACCTTGTAATACTCGCCGTCTGTGCTGCGAACTGTGATTGGGTACTCTTTGTCCGTGGATTGTGGACCGACGGCTACTACTACGCCTTCGTTATGGGTTACTGTTGTATCGGATACTTTGTTATCTTTTTTCATATGTTTTTATGTGTTCTAGAGCGACATTGCTCACCCAAAGAGTAATTGTTAATGGTCGGGGAAAATTTAGCCATCGCCACCGAACAAACTTGTTTGTCGGGGCGTATGAGCATGCTTAGGAGGAGGAACGACCCTAAGCATAAATTTCACAGCAATCCATTGACAATTACGAGTGAGCAATGTCGAGCTAGAACTCATAAAAACATCTTATACGGAAAAAGTGACGAAGGAGCAGATACAACAGTGACGTGGATCCATAACGAAGGCGTCGTCGTCGACGTTGGGCTGCAAGACGCGGGAACAAAGAGCCCAAGCTCAGGTCGTGGCTCAGACGGGGCAAGTGTTACTGGTCTGGCGCGACGAGGAGCTCAGACGTGGCACTGACGTTGCTAGTGACGTATGAGCTGGAGCGAAGGGCTGGATGGGCGCAGTCGTCGATCACTTGGCAAGCTTCAGCAAGGGGGAAGGCTGAAAAGTTCCCCTGCTGAATGGTGTGTTGGTGTTGTATGGTGGTTGTGGGGTGCAAGTGCTTGCAGAGCCGTGGGTTGCGGCTTGGAAGGTGCAAGATAGGGTGGCTGGAGAGCCGTGGTTGTTGGTGCGGGAGCCCGAAGCGGAGACAAGGTCATGACGACCAACGACTTAGATCGTCACTGTTGGTTGCGCCAAAGGTCGTGGGGTCTGGAGGGTCATGGATAGTGGGTCAACGTTCCGTGGTCTTGGGCATGGATGAAGGTAACTTGACAAAGAATCCGTGGATCAGGGTAACTTTGGGCGAGGAATCTGGGGGTGGGGGTACACTACGAACGGAGACGAGGTTCAAGCGACAGGGTCAAGGGTCCCCCCCACTGGGGGAAATCGAAACGGAACCAAACAAGGAGTCCCTACCTGCGAATCCAATTTTCAATTTTCAGGAATTTGGGTGATCTAGTGCACAGGTGTTCACAGGTATTGGCAATTATTGCTAAATCTGTCACACTTATCACACTTGTATCACACTTTTTGAGTACAAGTGTGACTTATTAAACAGTACCTTTACCAACGACTTACGTAATTCATCACACAAATCACACTTTTTCTGACCCCCTACTACTTGCTTGCACTACCCCCCCTAATAAAGTGTGATTTGTGTGACAGATTCCCTAAGTCCTTATTACTCATATAATAAAGTTAGTCACACCCCCCCTAAAAAAGTGTGATGCAAGTGTGATAAGTGTGACAGACTTGACATTATGTTCACTATAGTTTTTACATACATAAGTGCCGACCAAGAAACCAGATGGACGAACCTATGCTGCAGGTAAGAAACCCAAGCAGGTAGTTAAACAACAAAATGCCAAAAGGACAAGGTGTCATCGTAAACGTATGAAAGCAGAAGAGGACATGAAGAAAGCCCAGAAGGAGTTGGTTAAGGTGGAGAAGGATCTCACCATCAAGCAACAGTTCCTAGAAATGATGAGCCAAGCACCAACCCCTGCCCAGCAGCGGAAGGCGCTTCTTGCAATGTTTGCAGATAAAGGCATCAATCCGATTGAGGAGCTGATGAGTTACACAACTAATTCGGAAGTACCTCTCAAGGAGAAGATATCTATTTGGAAAGAACTTGCCAGTTATACACAGCCCAAGCTCAAGAGCGTGGATGTCCAGCAGAACATTACAGGCGAGATGAAGATAATGACTGTGGACTACAGTAAGGTGGCAAAAGCTGACCTAGCGACCGCAGTTGACGGAGAAGTGCTTGACAATGACGAGGGATATGGTGAGTTTCTAAGTGAGGAAGAAAAAAATGAGTCTTGAACCAATTGAGCAGGCGGTCGCCGTACTAGGAGAGCATTTCCGACACTATGTAGTCATAGCGTCTGACGATGAGTCTCCCCTAGCGTACGACGTACGTTTCAGCGATCCTTATGCTGCAGCTGGTCTACTAAATTCAGCAGTCAAGTATCACGAGAACTTCATCAGTGATGGTGGGGCGATGGATGATGACTGGGAGTGGAGTGAACTAGACGAAGACGACCTCGACGATATAGATGAATATTAGTGTACCTGCACAGGGGTGGGAGCCGCGACCGTACCAGCTCCCCCTACTGAAATACATGTCTCAGAAGAAGCGGAGCCTACGGGCGGTAGTCGCTTGGCATCGTCGTGCAGGTAAGGATCTGACCTGCGTGAACATTGTTGCAATCAAGGCATTGCAGCGTGTTGGCACTTACTGGTATGTGTTGCCCTACGGCAATCAGGCACGCCGAATCGTATGGAACGGCATGACTGGCGAGGGCAAGAAGTTTATCGACTACTTCCCAAGGGAGCTAGTCGAGAAGAAAAGTGAGCAGGAGATGCGCATTCACCTGAAGAATGGCTCGATCATCCAGCTCATGGGCTCTGACGACCCCGATAAAATGGTGGGCGCGAACCCCATCGGCGTGGTGTTCTCTGAGTACAGTATCTCTGACCCATCGGCGTGGCAGTTGATTAACCCCATCCTTGCAGAGAACGGCGGCTGGGCTTTGTTCAACGGAACACCCCGTGGTGAGAATCACTTCTATAAGATGCTGCTGAAAGCAAAAGCCGACAGCACATGGTACAGCAGTCACCTGTCGGTCAAGGACACGAAGGCGATTGCCCCTGACGAACTTCGCAAGGCTCGGAACGAGCTGAACAACGAAGCCCGATTCCAGTCGGAGTACATGTGTTCGTTCAAGACACCAGTCGAAGGGGCGTACTACGGAGCGCAGATCAACAAGGCGTACAGGGACAAGAGGATCATTGATACTATTGCGGTCGATCCCCTACTTCCAGTGCACACGGCGTGGGACTTGGGAATGGACGACGCAACAACCATTTGGTTTGTCCAGCTATATCGAAGTGAGATACGAATCGTAAACTACTACGAGAATAGCGGGGAAGGTCTGCCGCACTATGCACGTGAGTTGCACAAGTGGTCAGTCCAGAAAGATGTGACGTACGGAAAGCATTATGCCCCGCACGACATCAAGGTGCGTGAACTTGGAACAGGTAAGTCACGCCTAGAGACAGCCAGAGGACTTGGCTTAAAATTTACGACAGTCAAGAAGCTGTCGATCATTGACGGCATCGAAGCCGTCCGCAACATTCTGCCGAAGTGTTGGTTTTCAAAGACAGACTGCTACGCAGGTATCGAAGCTTTGAAGGGATACCACAAGGAGTTTGACAGCTCCCGTGGTGTGTTTAGAAAAACGCCTGTCCATGATTCCAACTCTCACGGAGCAGACGCTTTTAGGACGCTGGCGGTTGGGCTCAAGCAGCCGAAGCTAGACAAGAAGAAGACCAAGCATGAGTACCAAGTTGCAAACATCAGTTGGTAAAGACTACCGACTGTCCTTGATGGACGAGGCTGTTGTTCTCTACCACACACAGGGACAGGAGTTCGTGTGGTTACAGGACTACTACATCAACTGTCCGCACGGAGCGGAACGGTACTACTGGAGCACACCAACCTACATGCTGATGGCGGAGGTACTTGAAGATGAGAAAGGTCGGTACTGGAAGATTGCATACGCTGCCAGCCGAGACCCCTCTAAAAAAGTTTCCCTCTTTTTTGAACTTGCGCCGTTTCCGCTTGACAGGGTCATGTTTAACAGATACCACAGGATGAATAATCCCAATTCAGAAAAATTTTTCGGTTGGGAAACTTTAAAACGTATATCAAGATATGGGCTCAAAACCAAAAAGACCACCCCCTCCACCACCACCTCCTGCGCCTCCCCCTCCTCCGACGCCGTTGGCGCGGAGACCAGTTAAGCAGGCAGCCACACCCTCTACGCGTGTGACTTCCACAGGTTTAATGGGCGCAAGTGCTGCGTTGCCTCGTAAGGCAACCGCTGCAAAGAAGAAAGTCTCAGGACGTTCTACACTCGGCGGTGGTACTAGCTTATATGGTTAGACTGCAGCAGCGATACGCGGAGCTGAAGGTGTTGAGGTCTAACCTCGACAGCATGTTCTATGATGCCCAGAAGTATGTCCGTCCGAACTCTGATAAGTTCGACCACGGGCATACTCCTATGCAAGAGGATGGTTCACGGGAGCTGTACGATGATACAGCTGTGTGGTGTAATCAGATGTTTGCTAATGGGCTCAGCTCTAACTTGATCCCGAAGTCTGATCGTTGGTTTTACCTTCGCATCACTAATCGGGCTAACGCTGATGTAACGCCAGAAGAGACACAGTATCTCCAAGGCGTAGCTGACCGCATTTTTCACGAGTTTGCGTTACCGCAGTCTCAGTTCTACAGTTCAAGCCACGAGTGCTTTCTTGATGTGGGGGCGTACGGTACGTCTCCAGTCCAGATCTCAGAAGTTAACGGCGTTGTTAACTTTCGCTCTCGACCACTGGCAGATGTGTTTTTCGACACAGACCAGTACGGCACAGTAGATACCGTCTACTACCGTTGCTACAAAACAGCACGTCAGCTTATGCAGGCGTTCCCGAACGTAGAAGGAATGCAAGGCTTCAACAAGGATAACTCTGTACATAATAAGTACGAGCTGATCTACACGATTGAGCCAAACACCGACAAGGCAGCCAAGAAGGGAAGCCGCGTCGGTAAGGGACGACCTTACAAGGTAACTTACTGGTGTCCTGCTTTAAAAGAGCCCCTGCAAGAAAGTGGCTCTAGCTATTTTACATTCTTAGTACCTCGCTGGTCTAAACTCGCAGATGAAGTGTACGGACGTGGTCCTGCATTCTCGTGTCTGTCACAGATCCGCGCACTCAACAAGATGGTCAAGGAGGCTTTGACATCTGCTGAGTACTTGAACTTCCCTACACTGACAGCCGAAGAGGACAGCATTATGCTTCCTATGAAGTACGGCTCTCGTCAGATTATGTTCCATGAGGCAGGCAGTGAAAAGCCGTCGCCTATCATGGCAGGTAATCAACCACAATATGTGATGGAGATGATCCGCATGTATCGTGACTCTGTTAACCGTTCATTCTTTGTTGACCAGATCATCCGTCAAGAGAAGAAGGAACGTCAGAGTGTCACAGAGATTCAAGACGTACGTGGGCAGATGCTCAACCAACTAGCTCCCCTACTTAATCGCATGGAGACCGAGTACCTCGGACCTGCCATTGAGGCAACGTTTGAGCTTCTTGACCGAGCTGGAGAACTACCAGAGAAACCAGCAAGTTTGGCTGGCGCATCCTTAGAGGTATCTTACTCCAGCCCTGCGTCGCAGTCTCAATTTGCTACACGACTTTCAGATATCAGCGCATTCATGCAGGACATCGCACCACTTGCACAGGTTAAACCTGAGATCATGAATGCAGTCAACGAGCAGAAGCTGCTGGCTAGTTACGCACAATATCGTAACAT